CTAATGAATTTGGCGTATGTTATATTCTTTGACCTATCTGTGCTCGTTGTGAACGATTCAAATACATCGGACGCATGCTCTGTTTTGTATTGGATATTGATAACTGGGTAAGATGTTTGTCCCAGTGTAGTTACCCAATATCTTGCTTCTCTTACTGATAGCTCGTAAGTTTGCTTGGCTTTGGTTAGTTTTGCATTGGGGTCGATGAGTTCGACTTCGCAATGACGGCAATGTCTTGATGTGATGTCATTTTTGGTTTGGCAAGCATGACAATCCTTGAAGTCGAAGAAATGTTCGCAGCGCTTCTCTGCCACCAGGCCAATGCAACGCCGAGCATGAATAGTATTAAGGCTGCCACAAGTATAGCAGGGAATGATATAGTCTTGTTCATTTTCTGAAACCGGTTGAAGTGCTTCATTGATTATAGGGTCATCTATGTCTCCGTGTCTTCTGAGATTTCCGGCATAATCCAACACGAGTGCTCCGAGCTTTCCTGGATGCAATCTAAGAACGCGTCCAATGCCTTGGGTGTAAACAATAAGGGATTCTGTTGGTCTGAGCCACGCACAGACGTCGAAGCTAGGGACATCGACACCAACATTAAGGCAATTGACAGAGATAAGATACTGAATTTCTCCCGAGCGCGCCTTCTCAAGTATTTTTTTACGCTCCTCATGCGGCGTTTCCCCTGTAATTATAGCCCACCGACCATCGGGAAGGCTCCTGGCGCATTCAAGGCAGTGTTTTCTTGTGGCTGCGAATATGAAGGCACCCTTTCGTCCTGATTGTAGCACACGGACCAATTCTCGCATTATTTCGCCCGTCAAACGCTCGTCCTTGTGAATTGCTTTTTCTAAATCAATATTTTTGAATTTTCCCGTACTGTTTACATGGCAATCTTCAAAATCATATTCTATATTCTGGATTCCGAAATGTGGCTTGACCAAATATCCTTCCTTGATTAACCAGCTTGAGCCGATGTTGCATATCTCTTCTTTGAAATATTGTTCGGGGCCGACTATAGAAATGCCTTTGCCGCGATATGGGGTTCCAGTGAGCCCTACCACTCTAAAACTATACCTTTCAAGCTGTGCTATATTTCCATAATGATTGAGAATTCTCATGAACATGGAGTCTTTATCATGTGGCGAAATATTATGAGCTTCGTCAACAATTATCAGGTTAAATGGCTGCCTGCTGATATCCTCTTTGTTACGGATACCCTTGCAAACGGAATGTGGGCTGCCGAATATCACGCTTTGTTCACAGTCCTTGGCTTTAAGTCCAGCACAGTAAATGCCTGCGTTTCCGCCTTGGAGTTGATACGTATTGGCATTTTGCTGTATCAGCGTGCTATTGAGCGTGAGGCAAAGAGCTCGAAAACCAGAACGCTCGATGATAAGAAGAAGTTCGGAAAGGATTAGGGATTTTCCAGCTCCTACGGAGGCGTTTACAAGCAACGGATGCGTTGTTTCTTTTAGGCGTTGGCGTAGCTTTTGTATAGCTTCGGCTTGATATCCTCTCAAAATCTTACGCATGTTCTTCCATGTATAAAGCCGCTTTGCGCATTAAGGATGGAGAGTCTTTAAAATAACCTATGCCGAAATTGCATAGCTGGCATAAAAGGCCCCTGTTTTTATTGGTCTTATGGTCATGATCAACAGATAAGCACGATATTTTTTTAGTTGAATGATGAATCACTGTTTCTTCATTATTACATATAGCACATCTGTTATTTTGTTTAATGACAAGGGCGTCATATTCATCAAGAGTCATATTGAAGTTAAGCTTTAACAAACTTTTTCGGCCGAATTTTCTATGGCAATCGATGCATAATGGATTTTTTCTTGAAAGCCAATATTTTGTAAAAGATGATATTTTTTTATTTTCTGTACAGTGAGAACATATCAATAATAATAAATTTTTTCTTTCATTATAATAATTTTCTTTTAGTTTCTTGGATGCAGCCAATCTTTTTCTATTGTGTTCTTGGCATAGCTTGCACATCATATGACCGGATTTTGGAACAGTATAAATATTTTTATGCTCTAGGTTTCCGTGTTTTTTGCAAATTTTTAAAGTTGATTCATTATGGTTTGGGTTGTTTATCTTGATAGTTCTTGGGTCAGCGTAGCTTCCATGTCTTTTCCATCTGGATTTATGCATCACACATATCTTTCCTTCTGGAATTTTTTTACAACCTTCGACTACGCAGGCCTCATAATGTCTACTCATATCGTCCTCCATCAAGGCATCAAAATAGGAAGATGACCACTACGCTGATGAGGCGTCGTTCAAACCGTCGTTCTAGGTCATCTTTGTTCATTATATCAGGAATTCTTACATTCCTCTTTCGCTTTTAAATAGGCTGCGTGGGCTTCTTCTGGGGCGTCGTATGTTCCAGCATACATTCTTTTTCCTTGGTGATAATATCTTGCCGAAAATCTTAATCTATTTTTTTCTACGCCTTTGGGAAGTTTACTTGTAAATCCATAACCATGTTCTTTAAGAATTTTTTTAAATTCTTTTACGTCTCCATTAAAATTAATCGTTAGTTCTTTAGCTTTTTGATAAGCTGCTCCCGCTTTTTCTTTTGTAGGATAATGACCTAAGAATATATTTGATCCATTTAGGCATAAGTTGGAAACCCATTTTCCTCTGCTCAGACAAACGCCACGAACATTGGATGAGCTGTTTTTCTGGGGCTTATTTGGGTCGCAAAAAGGTCGATTTGAACCTATCAAATTTTCCGATCGATTGTTTGTTATATTTCCATCTATATTCGTCACATAATTTGGACATGACTTGTTTATATAAATAAAAATTGCTTTTCTTAAATCAATTACAATTAATTTTTTATTAATACTCAGATTAACAACAAATCTTGGCCCGTGTTTATGACTATGATGAAAACAACCAATTGAACCCCCTTTTTTCTTTCCTTGTCCAGACTTTAGTTTTATCAACTCCCCATCCCGATATTCATAATTTTCATGCAAATAATCATAAATAAAATCAACTTTATCTTGTGTCATGTTTATACCATTGTTCCACGTGGAGCATCCCTAAAAAGGGATGTCATCCACCAATTCAATCCCGGTCTTCATGTTCGCATTCCGACTCAGCGCGCTCTCAAGATGATGTGTAACAACCTCAGCTTTCTTGCCGGTAACTTGCTGGAAGCCAGTAACGCCATGCACTTCGCTAACGAAGTTACCCTCTGCCATTCCGCTACCATCTTGCTTCGGCATAGACCATTCACGAATCTTAATGCCTAATGTTTTGCCAACCATTTTCAATAAATCATTGTTGTTTGGCGCATCGGCATTTGTGATAACGTAGTCGGTTAAGTCCATTACCAACTTCATCATGTTGAGCGCTCTGTCTATCTGCTCAGGCTTTCCATCGAATACTTTAATCTTTTGTGTTACTTCGCGGCCAGTAAATTCCCCATCAGTAATCTTCCATACAATTTGGTAATATTTTTCTGGTTTTCCATCAAATCCGGTCTTTTCAATCAATTCGAAATTTTGTATTTTAGCCAAAGCACAGGTGCCGTTTGGTATCACACCAAACTCTAGCAAAAATGCTTTCTTAGGGTCACCACTTATTGCGCTACCAGTTCCGCTAGTCCAAAAGCTCATTCTATATCCTCATTAAAGTAATCATTCATTTTCTCAACTACCCAGTTTAAATCATTATCAATAAATTTCTCATCAAACATCTGCATCGGACTTTTAGCCACATGTACCCCATCATGCTGTGTCAAAAAGCGGTAATCGCCATCAACAATAAGCGCGTGCAAGATTATCGTAAACATGCCTTCTAGTGTAATTTTATCATCCAGCATTTTGCCAATGGTTTTGCATTTCACTTGTCCGTTTTGATCGGAATCACTATGTGATAAAACAAAACAATACAAATCTGGTCGCGTATTAGTAAGCTCCTTAATCACAAGCCAAGCATGCTGCGCGATATCCGAGAACTTATCAAAGCCCTTCTCTAAAGCTCTACGCATAAATTCATTAGCCAGAATGTACTGAAAGTCATCAATAATAAGATTGGTTATTTCTGGTCTCTTATCATTAACCGCTCTAATAGCGCGTA